CATCCTCTGTTACTACATTGTACCCAAATGACTCAATTAGCGCATTTGATAAACCTTGTGATTCTTTCACTGCAGGAGGAATATTGTTAATTCCTGGAATATTATTCATTGCAGCTTGCATTCCTGGCATATTTGCAGTTGCATTGTTAAACATAGTGTGTGCTTGATTCATTACATTTTGTGCGCCTTGCGGAACTATTCCAGGAGGAGTAGCACCTGCTACTGGAGCAGCACCTGTTTTTACAGAATGTTTTTTATTATACAATTCAACATATTTGCCAAACAACTCTTGTAATTTTTTAATCTTGTCAGCAAGATCATTTGCTTGACCTGATATCTGCGAACTTTGATCAACTAATCCTGCATTTGCTTTATTCCAAACGTCTTGATTATCAAACCAACCTGCTTGTTCTAATCTAGCATTTTTAGGAAGTAACCCAGCCTGTGCTAATTTTTGGCCAACTTCAAAGGGAACTTCGTCATCTTCATCGCCTTCGTTACTAATATAATGACCAGTTACTGGATCAACTAACCCTTCTAACCCATTTTGTTTAGCAAGATCTGCTAACTTAGGAATACGAACTTTGTCATCTTGTTCATATCCCGATGTTATTGCAATAATTGCCGATAGTGTTAACGCTTCTGATAACATTGGTTTATTAATCTTATCGAGAGTGTCCATTAATTCTCTAAAATTCATCGTCTGTCCTCTGATTGCTTACGATTTGATTATAATGATCCATTGTTAGAACATTACCTTTTGCACTCAACTTAATTAACATTTCTGTTATATTGTGTAAATCTATGTCAGTTTGTGCATCTTCTCTAGCGTATTCTAATAAACGCATTAGTAACGGAATGTCTACTTTGACCACGTCTTGTGGATTAGATTTGGCGTTTGGCGGTCCTAATCTTAGATCTGCAGACTCGCCCATTACTTTATATGCAATCTTTTGAGCATACATTTTAAGGCTAGCATCTTTAGTAGATTGAACTGCATCTTGTTCTGCAGATGCTTCTGCCATATACTGTTTAAGTAATGATGGTCTAGTTTGTTTTGTAGTTAATTCTTCTTCAACTGGTTTAGCATAGTGTTGCATTGCCATTTGTATAGGCAATGCAACTTTATGAGGATTAGATCCTTCGGTTACAATTGACATAAATTGTTTCATGTCATTTGTATTTTCTATAGGAGCAGATGTTTTAACTGAATCCATTGCCTGTAGAATTTTCTTCATGTCCATGATTATCTAATCACTCGTGAAGTAATTTCTCTCAAACGTGTTAACTCAACTGATTCGTTCATGCATTCTTTTTCTTTAGATGATTTAATGGCATTATCAACAGAACCTTTATGTTCTTCTTTGCCGGTTTCAATTTTGCCATCTTTATCGTAATCTTTTTTAGCTTTTTCTTTAGCAGATTCTTTAACATCTGCTCTAGCTTTGTCTAATGCTTTTCCAAACTCTTTGCCGCCGTCTTTTTTAGCATCATCTTTTTTAGCAAATAGATTTCCGCCTTTTTTATCAGCTACACCACTTGTTTTTTTAACAGGTGTTACTGATTCACCATATACTGATCCGCCAAACATGCTTTCTGTTTTAGAATCACCTTCTTCAGATTTTTCTTTTTTAGGAGCTGATTTTTTTGCAAATGGATTTCCGCTATCTTTTTTAGGAGCTGATTTTTTTGAATCAGGTTTTTCACTATCTGAGTCACAATCGTCTTCGTTATCAGATGATTTTTTAGGAGCTGATTTTTTTGGTTTAGATTCTTCTTTATCAAATGGCGATGATTTTTTTGGAGCTGCTTTTTTTGTAGCAGTAAATTCTTCACCACCGGCATCACTTTCCATATCATCCGGAATACCATTTTTATTTTTATCTAACCGTTTTGAAGCAGCACTAAATGCTTTAGCTTGACGATTATATTTTTCAACTTTTACTCTAGTAGCTTCTGGGATTTTCTTTTCAACATGGCCTGCACCACCGCATGCGCTACACACTTCGTTAAAGCCTTCTTTAAATTCACCAGGATCTTTAAGTCCACCGCGTGATTTTCTGTAATGACTAGCATCCATACCGTGGCGTGTACCAATAACTGCAAGCCCTTCACCACCTAACAACATATTGTACATGAAAATAATTACTGCAGCCGGTGTTTTACAATTTTCAAGTGCGTTCTTAGAATAGTTAACTAGATCAGGAGTAACTGGATGTTTAGAGGGTGTTGTGATTAAATCAAGTGCTCTAGTTTTTAATGTGTTTAAATCAGCAATGTTTTGTAAACTGGTTAAATCATCTTTAGTAAAGTTAACTTCTGGTTTGCTACTACTACGTCTAGCTTCTGATAACGGGTTAAGTTTGTCAGCTTGGTTAATTTTAAGGGCAGCAAGAGATTTCTTTGCTTCCATTAATGCATTTTTCATTTGTCTTTTTTCACTTTCTGAGTACATATCGCTATTCTCTATCTTATCGCCGTATTCGCTAAACTTCATTTCGTATTCTAGGTAATGGTAAACTGAAGAAATATAATCTGCAGCTTTTGTAATTTTAGCCTGTACCCAAGATTCAAATTGATCTTCGTCTTCTATTTTTTTAAATAATTTAACGCTGTATTTTGCTAACTTGTATAAGTCAGCTTTCATCATTGCACCTTCGTCGTCAGCATTAACGTCGTGTGTATCCTGCTGTAGTTCATTTGATGCAATGTCAACAGTCGGTTCTGATAATTCAATTTTTGGCAACTCTACTTCGAGACCTGCAAATTCTGAAAGTTTTTTTCTGTGTGTCATGGTAAACTCCGTTATTGTATATTTAGCCTCTTTTAATAGTTCCGCCACCAAATAAGCTAACACCCTTCATATCTAATGCATTGTCAGTTGGTTTTTGTTTTGTTGGTGATGGCTGAGGAGGCGATTTAGTTCCGCTTTTTCCGGGCGATCCTGTATATGATTTTTTGCCTCTAGCGGTACCTGGGCTAATATGTGGGTTAGGAACTGTACCAATACTTGCAGAACTAGTAGCACCTGCTGATGCAGTTTCTGATATAATTTCTCTAATTTTCATAACGGTTTACTCCATAGTTCAAACCATGCAGGAGTTCCGGGTTTGATATTATTTTCGCGTTGATATTTACCGCGCTCATCACTGAACGTTTTTTGTTCAGTTTTCTTTGCGCGATATTCGTGTAATCTAGCATCGGCACCAAGTCCACCTAAATAATGAGCGATCTTTAGTTCTTGTATTGGATCGTCGGGTGCAAGAAAACAGTCATCAGGACTGTCTTGTAATATATTTTCAGATGTTATTTTATATTGTTTCACATTCTAAACCCCATACCGGTTACGCTTTTTATTAGCAACTGGACTAACTTTATGTACATCATCTGTTTCTTTAGATTTTTTTGATGCAACAGATGATCTGCTAACGCCCATTTGTTTTGCAGCTGAATTTAATATTTCTTCATCGCCACTAGTAAATGACAATGTCATAAAATCTCCACCGTTTGGACCTTTTTTATCAGTTTTAAAATCAGGCGCCCCTGCCAGTGCAATACCAAATCTATAAGCATCGTATGGATTATTGTTGTTATTTAATGCAGGCCATACATCTAACCCAGATGCTGCATCTTTTGAGGATTGACGTAGTTTACCTTCACGGATTAAACTACGTTTCATTTCATTTACCGCAATCTCAAATTTTCGTATATCTTCAGTTGTATATCGTTTCATTATTCATTCCGTTGTACATTCATTCCCTCTCTAGTAGCTTCATATAAGGTTTTACCACACACTGTAATATCTTCACTTACACCAGTTATTAGTTGGAAATTAATCTTGTCACCTATTTTAGCGTATTCACGTGCTAATGTACCACTAGCGTTATTAGTTTCATCTTTACGATCTCCACTGCTAACAAATTTTAATACTACATGTTCTCTACCGTTTGGGCCGCGAGCATAATCAGTTGTGCGAGATGGACCACTATTCCAATTGTTAAGTGCAGTTTCTAAACTTCTAGTATTGTTTCCTAGTCTATCACTGCCTGCAACAAAAGTCATGTGTCGGTATCCTCTATCATACAACCAGCATGCAGCTTGCCATGGATCTCTAACATATTCAGTTACCATAAAGTTAGAATAATCAGGATAAATTTTTTTAATAAATTCGGTTTTAACATCGTACTCTAATGGATCACTTTTAGGGTCATGTTTATTACTTGCAAAAATATATGCATGTTCTTTTCCAAGTGCTACCGTTTGTTGTATAACTTTCTTATGTCCAACTGTAGGAGGATTCATTCTACCAAAGCAAAAAGTTGCCATTGGCATGTTACTTTTTTCTTTAATTTCCTCTGCAGAAACTTTGTATTTAGAAAAGTTAGCACGACTAAATTCTAATCGATTAACAATTTTTATTTTGTTAACACCGGCACCGCACACATAGCCTTCGTGACTTATAATACTATTTATTACAGGTTGTACAGCACTGTACAGTTGATGGACATCTATCTGACGTTTAATATCTAATTTAAGATTATAAATTGCACTCCATATTTCCCATAATCCTACAATACCAATATAAATGTCGTTGCGTAAGTTTCCATTTGGAGAAAACAGTTTAGTGCGAGCAGATTGAGTAAATCTAGGTGTTGCAAATTCAATAAATCTTAAAACTATATTAGTTTCTATATTACCAGACTCAATCATACTAGAAATAAATGGACCTATTGCAGTAATTACACATTTACATTTTAACTCTGTTAATTTAGCAATAAACGCGTCTACAGCGTTACTGTGTGTTGTTATTGCGTGTTGTGCAGTTAATAATAATGCGTTGTTTATACTAATAATTGGTTTAGTTGTCATCTCAGTTGCAATAAACGTAATATCTTTACATTCTGAAAATCCGTTAAATCCAGTAATAGGCTCGTCTTCTGCAGTTAATCCTGGAAAAAAGGTATGGACTGCAATTCCTCCTACACTGTTAGAAATTGATCGTCCTAGGTCGCTGTTATGTTTAACCTGATACTCAACAGTGTTAGGTTTAAAGACAAATGAATTAGT